CATTTAAATACTGTTTGCGTAGATTGTTGATAAACTTTCCTAACATGCTAGTATTTATGCCTAGAGGTTCGCCACCAGTAAGACATACTGTCTGTACTGATTTCAATAGTTCTACTGTGACTACTGGTATTTTGTCAATTTCGTAAAACTTATTACAACAAAGTGGGCAATTGTGCCTACACTTGTTGGTGATGAAGAGGTGTAAAACTTGTTCCATATCTTCTTTATACGTAATTCCACTCAATGTGATCGTTACAGCTTTCAGTATTGTCATACTGCGTGACTACAGCCTCCCATTGTTCTGGCGTCATAGAAGACTCATTTAAGAGTAAAGTTCCGTTACATTTGTTGTCTGTACCCATGAGCGTATCTGCAATACTCTTAGCCTCAAATAAACTCTTTTTTGTGTTTTGCACAATGCATTTTACAAGTAGGAGTTTACTATTGCAATGAGTAACGAGAATGCGCTTATGCGTTACAACAGATGGAAACATAGTAGATTGTATTTTCTTCACAATCTGCATTTCAATCGAATTGTCTGGTGGATAGCCAGACAACAGAGTGTTCTCTATCGTGAGCAACTCTGTTTCCGTGAATTCTATTTGCATAACGTTTAGTCTGCTTTTCTGGTCTCGCGACGCCTGTTATAGAACTCTTTTCTGCAATCTGTGGAACACCACGCTGCTTCTTTGATCGGGTGCTTGAACATTTTGCCACAATTACGACATTCGCATTCAAACGATGGCTGATAGTAGGTATGAGAGGATGCTGCTTTAGCATAATGACGGAAGTTCTTAACTTTAAGAACATCACATCCATCCGCTTTGATAACAGCAGAGGCATCGTGGTAATCTTTGTTTGTTACCAGCAAGAAGGCATCATTCACGTTATTGTCTTTATCGACATATGTTACGAGAACATGCTCAATTTTGTGTTTCTTCAGACTTTCTGAAGCCTTTTTTAGAAACATAACTTTTAATTTCTTTGCCATTTTTGATAAATTTTATTGGTTGATACCGACATCTATTGATGTTTCGTCTTAATCTTCCAAGACTCATCAGGGTATCTTTAAAACCCACCTATCTTCACAGACCAGTGGGGATAACAAATACAATAACTAAAAAACCTAAAACTTATATGATACTAAAAACACGCAGTGCTCACCACTGTGAGCAATAAGGATAAAATGTTCATCAAGTTCTTTGATCGAAGGAATTTATATAACTGCGTGTATGGATATTCAAACGTGAAAAGCCAGATTTAGCACTCCCACACTGAATCTAGATGCATATGCTGGTTCATATACTTCAGTGTGAGAGTGTCGATAATACTTGGCCTAATACTACCGAATGTTTTTTGAATGCTGCGTCACCGATCAACACTTCTACAAACTCCCAATATACGATATACATACCGTTATTTGGTGTTGCGTCCAGTGCGCTACCACATTACACAGAACACAGTGTAACTCGGGTAATTGTGCTTATTCGCAGTTACATTCTTCTACTGCACTATCGTTCTAATCCAAGGTAATTGAACAACACTCCATTGAGTTGGCTATATTTTGACTAAGTCAAGAATGGCAGAACGTCAAAGTATACTCACCTAAACATTCAAAAAGAGGTGAGAGTAGTCAAAAGAACATTTACATATTGCATTTTCATGCAGACTATTTCTAGTTTCGTCCCGTCTCGTCAGTGCATATTTTTACAACTCCGGGTTGTTGGTTAATTACACCTATTCTCACGAACCGGTGTAATTTGATGTTCAAAATATGAATGATATAAATACAACTATGATGGTTAAAATTCCATTAGAAGTTAAATCGATCGTAACAGAATGGCGATATAACAAGCATTGCTTCAATAGCCGAGAAGTTGTTTAAGACTTCATCGAGTGTGGTATATTGCTTAATACCCAGTTTATAGCCAAATATTCTATATTTATTCATATTACAAACGGTTGATTCGTTGATAACTTGCAAGCATTGCTGCCTGCATATCTGTTACAGCATACTTAACAGTACCGCATTTAACGTATGGTGTACGTTCTGTACGACCTGTTGTACCCGCCCTCCTATCATGAGATATACGGGTGTGAGTGCCATCACTACTAGCAACAGCACTCAGAGAGAATCTGCGTCTATTCATACTTCTATGTAATAAAATACCACATATTCACCAACCGTACCACGAGAATCCGATGTTATTTCGTATATTATCGATACAACATTCCATTCTGGATGCGAGTTTAGTGTTTTACACAAGTTACATTTAAGTGACGTTGTGTACCAATCGTATTTCTTACTCATATTCTACCTCATAATTTATATAGTGGCGATGAGATGGTGTGCTATCTATAGCCGCAGTTCGCACATAGTCACGTCCGGCCATTGAACGTGTCCTCCAGGAGTACGGTGCATAATTCATCTATATAAGATGAGTCAACACCCAAACGAGCATCATCCCAGCAATAATGGCCATTGCTGTAGAGTGCTTTGAAAAAGCTTGATGTTTCATATCTTTGATGTTTAGTGAATAATCAAACAAAAGCGGGAGAGTTGCTGAGTATAGACCAGCATCGCTCTCCCTTCCACATTGCACCTCCTTCGTGCAAGGATGTGTGGCGCATCACAGTGTCTCTTTTATCATCCGAGACCAGACTAGCACACACAGGCATCATACATCTACACTGGTCTTTCAGTGTTGACCAAGATGTATTTAGCCTTATATACTCTCTTTGGCCACTAAGGGGGTTTTGACAACCTAGCTTGCGGCAGGAAGAGAGTGTAGTGTGTGCAATTTGTGTTAAACTCCAGGGTGTACAACGGTCAAATCATACACCCTATCAACGTTTGTTGAAATGATGTTTGATGTGCCAGATATCTTATTTGGCTGGATATCTTAGAACGGGAGTGGGCACACACTGGTTCCCGTCCATTCATTTGAAGTACATAATAAATAACTAAGTAGTAGTCATTACAGCGTGCCAATCCTCAGAACGTTACTTCTTCAAAGGATGTATCCCACTTAAACTGCAAATCTAATCGTACGCACTTAAGGGATTTGGTACTACCTAGGTTCTTTTGAAGTTCAACATGTGTCCACCTATTTATCAGTGAACAAAATTAGTGGGGAATTGTTCGGTCACCCCACAATGCGCCTCCGGACATAGTTGCGCTTTGTCCCGTTAGAGCTTTAAAGTTCCTCACAGGCTTGGAACTATACTGTTTCGGCTCATGCCATCATCAGGCCACGGACTTTTACCGTGACGACAGTATAAATAAAGTTTGAGCAGTTTAGCGTCATGCTCGGGACGCGAAGATGATTACTCACCTCCATAGAGATCGTCGTCTGGAAGACGAATTGGCTTCTTCTCCTGCTTTGGTTGTTCAGCAGGTTTCTCTTGTTCGTTCAAGAAGTCGTCAAACGCACTAGTCTGTGTGTCTGCATACTCTTTGGTGAACATCGACAGAATGGCGTGTGCAAGTCTCAAATCATCATCAGAGATATATTCTTTCTTCTCACTATTGTCTTTGTGAGAATCAAGAACATTCTTAATGCGATTCTTCAACTCATACATCTGTCTCATCTCACGATTGTTGATGTCACTAATCGTGGTGCCTACGATTGCGTAGGACTTTTCAGACTTAATCTTCATTGTTATTTATATTTAGTGAATGGTTTGATACCAATTTAATACTTATACATTCTGCTAAAACTGCCTATTCGAACGGGGACATAAGTGACAATAAAAAACAAATAGCCCTCCCGCCTTGTGACGAAAGGGCTATTTATTAAAGAGTCAAACCTGCACCAGTGGCGGTTGAAATGCTTTGTGTGTTGGCTGTGGAATTGTTTCCCGTTTCAGTGTATCGACCTACAAACAGACGTTTATCTGTCAATCTTCTTTGCAGACGATTTACAAGACGTTCGTATATAATTACCTTGTCATCGTCGCTGGGTGCGTCAAGTGTGCAATCTGATAAACTTGTGTAAGTTCTCTTTCTAATTGGGTCGTTAACTGCATCTAAAGTCGCATACGTTTCTCCCATATCTTTCGCCAAATTGGCAATTGATACAGAGTACTTTGTAGCCGTGAAATATTTCCCAATTACAGCCGTTTTAAAACCGTCTACTTTAGCCTGTGCCGTGTCACCTGCAAAACCATCCAAATTGGCAATTTGTGAGAATTCATTATTGCCAACCGTTTGACGTAATACAGACGAACAGTCGTTAGGATTATTGTCACTGTTTTCAGCCGCCCAAACAGCCACCACACGAACACGTAAAGTGTTGTTCGCAGTGTTGAACTTAACCAGTGGTTCTGGCAACTCAATTTTCACGACTTTGGCGCGTCCACTTTTAGCGGATACCAACTGAATAGACTCATTTCTTTCCATATAGCAAAATGTTTAAGTAAAGCAACCCCCACCAAAAACCGAAAACGGCACAATGAAGCGTGGGGGTGCTTCACTGCAATAATGTATATAGGGGAGTGATTTGTTGCTCCTTCCGGTTTTTATACACACAAAATAAAAAATTTCGCATTTTCACACCTGCACAACAAAAAAATTTTGCAAAAAAAAAAAATAAAAAATAGGGAACCTGATTACTCAGATCCCCTATCTTTCATGCTAAGGTAGCACGTAATGTACCCCAAAGCAAATGCACACCATACTTCTAGGAATACCATTAACCTAGCTAGCATGTTGTGATCAAGAACTTCAAAAAATTCTCCCATAATAAAAAATACCCCAGATTTGATTTCCTGAGGTATTCTGTGGGTGTTTAAGCACCCTTATGACGTTTTAATTCCTCTTCTGAGAGTCTATTTAAATCCTCCCAGATATTCTTCTTCTCTTCGTTGTTAGTCTACATTGTTGTAATCTTCACAAGATCTTCTAGATGATATATATTCATTGTCTATTATATCTATTAGATCTTCAGTTTGTAAGGAGTTGTATAAGTCTTTTTCGTGCTTCTACATCTTCTATAGGTTCTAGTATATATGACATGTTCATGTTAAGGTCTTCACGACCATGTTCTTTCTCTTCAGACATTCTAGATAGTATCTGCTGTTTTATATCTTCAGTAAGAGCATCATTATCTGCTGATATTATACTTACTAGAATAAACCTCTTTAGTTCTTCTTTCCCCACGGTCTTAGCTCTTTTAAGAATCCTGTATAGTCTCTAGGGTTGTCTATTACGTACTTCTCTGGATGTGCAGGCTCATTAAACTCCTCTATAGCATCATCATATTTATCAGACTTAGTATAGTCTAGGAACGCATATTCTTCTTCTGCATCAAAACAAGGGCATTGTTTCTTCCACTTCCTACTATCTTTACCCCAGATATCTCTATGACCCATTATATGAGCGTTGGGGTACTTCTTTTTCAGCTGAGTTAGAAGGGTAAGGAGAGCTTCTTTTTGTTCGTCTGTGCGGTTATCGATAGGTTTAAGTTTAGAGTCAACTCCCCCAATGTAGGCAACGTTGATAGCTGTGGAATTAAACCCTTGGACTCCGTTGGATACTTTGTCTTCCGCAAGGAGTTGTTCCACTTTACCAGTCGGGAATACCACGTAGTGGTAGCCTGGAGCATGCCAACCTCGCTGTTTAAACTCCTTGAGTAGGTCATTTTTGGTCTGTTTTTGGTTCCCCGCTGTGCAATGTATGAATATTCTCTTTACTTCTCTCATCGTCTTCTTGTTTTATTTCTTCTGCAGATTCGTACTGCTCCTTAAAGTCGTCTACTATCTTATTTAACTCTTTTAAGTTGTTCTGCTCGACCTCATTTACGTTGTCTTTGGCTAGTTTTATACTCTCTGATATACTAGAAAGACGCTTTATCATGTCTTCTTTAGACATACTGTTGTACATGTTGAACAACCATTTATTTGCGTTATTCAGATATACTTTATATACCTGATTATCAGGGTTTTGACGTACTTTTTCGGTCAATTCGTCTACTAATTTCTCGATCTCCTCGATAGTAAACTTATGATTATCTCCAGCTTTACGGATAATATTACCGTCGATATCGTATATGTTGGTTATATTGTTCATAGAATAAATAGAAATATCGTGGTGAGACATATAATTTCAGCCCAAAATACCCAATTTTTAGGGCTTGTGGCAGTTAGGAGAGGAAAGAATCCCCATGTATACAGTAAGTCTGATGAATTGTTTAGATATATTATCAATTGACTTGCTATTAAGGATAAAATTCCTCCTCCATAGTGCATAATTTTATGCTCATTCTTGTAGTTTGGACTATGTGCTACAGCCACTAAGCCTGCTGCAGTAAGAAATGCTAGATATTCTGTATCTGTGGTACATTTCTGCACTAAACTAGCCCACAATAGGGCTATAAACGCCATTACGGCTACTGTAAATGTACTCTTCTTATTGGCTATATATGCTGTTTCTGATATACTGTCAGGTATTTGTTTAGCCTTATAAGTCATGTATGTTAAGTATATCATAGCAAATACTGCTGCTATTGCTGTAGTAATCATATCAATCTGTTGGATATAAGTGATTAAGACGTCTATTCTTCTAGTGACGCTCTATCAGGTCCTGGGCCTTTAAGTAATTTTCGTCGTTTAAGTAATCTTTCAGCGTGTGCCACGTACTTCGTGCATTCTACTCGTTGGGGGTTTCCATTCTCGTCTGTTACTTGATGTGTGTATTTATTATTCCGTTTCCACTCTCGGTACTCGTTAAAGGCCTACTTACGTTCTTGTTTAGTATCGAACATATGAATCCATGCTAGCATTCGTTCAGCGTCAACCATACCACACGCTCTAATGAAGCATATATCGTTTATGAAGCTCTATACTCCGTCTTCGCTATACTAGTCTTTGATCAACTCATAATGCTAATAAGCCTCTAACAAATACTTGTTTTCTGAGTCATACATGGGTTCAGAGTTTAGTATAAATGCACTATTTACTGGCTAACCGTAGATAAAGAAATACTTGCAGTTATCTGTGACAGGCTAAGAGCATGCTTTTAGACTGAGATAATCTGCGTAGAATAGTATGCAGTTAAGTTCTATATCATTCATTTCTTCGCTGTGTTATACATACATTCAGCTACCCAGCCGATAGTAAATGCATATGTTTCAGCACTATCTCTAGTGAGAGGTATGCCAGAATACTCAAGTATATCTTGTGTTATATGCATGCTCTCATGAGCAATTACATTAATAAACTGGCCTTTCTCAATCCTGTTGATTAGTATAAGCGTACAAAGATTTCTGTCTTTATCGTCTTTTCTATAACAATTAGCTAATGCTACTGCTTGAGATTTATTTAGCCCTATATCGTCTTCTGTTATCTCTACTCCATCAGACCATGCAAATAGCTTAGTTATATCTTCTAAACTGAAGTTCTTAATGACATATAGATCATTAGGACTAAATATAGGCTGAGAGTATTTATCTATTATAAGCTCTTTTTTATTCTTCATATATACTAATTCTGAAAGTCTATAACTCCTTAAATAACCCCCCTATAGTCCCCCCTTCTTAATGGTTCTTATAGAGAAATTTGGCCCCTTAACGTAAAAAACAGCAAAAAAGTTGCATTTTTTAAACTGAATGCAACCAAAATTCGAAAACTTGCGTTAAGGGGGCGTTTTTAACAAAAAAATAACATGAGTAAGACGTTACGAGTAATTAATCCATTCTTTGTCGTTGATACCGGTGACATGTTTACGCTCACTGAGGACGGCACGCTTTATACTTTTGAGCGCAATGAGGAGTTCCATAAGGCTGGTGATACCAACGAGCTCAACTCTTCTTACGCAACAACGTTCAACATTTCGATCGATTACGCAAAGCAGCTTGTAGAAGACGGCTACCTTGAGGAGGTCGATACAAAGGACAAGAAATTCGTGAACGTGTTTGATGAGATCAGTGCTCTGATCGATAAGTATCAGAAGGATCTTGATAACATCGATGTTGATACTGCAGGACAACCGCAGTGCTTGAAAGTAGAAAAGACTACTGTTCTTACAAACATTTTGAGCGTTCTTAATCACCTTAAGACTTTGAGAAAGTAATGGAAAACGAAAAGATTATTGATCAGACGCCGCTTGCAGAAGATGTTTCCAGCCAGATAAAATATCAGTTCCTGGACTTCTTCTTGGTAAAGCCGCTGGATCCGATCAAAGTAAAGAAAGAGTTTAGTAAACCTGTTTCGAACGGAAAGCCGACTAAAGACGAGAACGGCATCGAAGCACAAGACTTCGAGGAAGTCGAGACAGAGGTTAAAGAAATTGATTCTGATTATCGCAGAGGTATTGTCTTAAAGCGTCCTTTGTATTATGAAGATGCTGCTAAAGGAGAGAATAAAGCTATACTCCATATCAATATTGGCGATGTTGTTATATTCAGAGATACAGCAGGACTTAGATTTGACCTCCTGAAGGACAGCAGGTTGCTTAGACAGTTCGATATACTCGGAGTAGAGAAGTGATCGACATTGAACAAGTAATCAAAGAAGTTTCAAAGAGAACTGGAATAGATCGCGAGATAGTCTCAATAGTGTGTAAACACCCATTCAACCAAACAGTAGCGTTGATGAAGGATAGTGAAAACACTCAAGATATACTATTCAACCAGCTATTTAAGTTCAAGTTGAAACGAAGATACAAAGAAAATAAGACATACAAATACACAGCAAAATGAAGAAGTACATTATCACAAACGACGGTTCTATTGGATTTGATCCAGAGACCGAGGAGACATTCAACCTCCCTTCTTGTAGAGAAGCAATCAATCGAATTATCATGGTAGATGAACCGATGGAGATTGTAGTAGATCGCTATGATAAGAAATACACACTCTCCGCAAAGAAGGACGATATTGTTATTATGTTCTACGAACAGAACTTCCCAATGCCTGTAATTGTTGTAAAGAACAAGGACTGGGCTAAGAATATTAAGGATTACGATAAGAAGGTCCAGAAGGAGAAGGAAGAGTGGGCCCTTAAACAGGCTGAGAACAAGTGTTCTTGTGCGGATTGCAATACGAGCTGTATACCCGGTTAATCAGATAAATATAGATAATATGAAAGCTACAAAGAAAACTACAGTTAAGCCTTGTTTTATTGTGAATCTTACTGAAGCTACGGATTCAAGGGATATTCGCTTTGAATTCATTAAGGCTAAAGCTCTTAAGGGCGTTAAGATCGAAAAGGATGATATTCTGTTCCTTCTGACACTTGGTGCAGACATCGCTTTTGAGATGATTGACGATAAACTGAATGAGTTCTACGCTAAGTGTGATCACTTTGAGATTAACGACGAAAAGACTGTGAAGTCAGTATTTGACGCAATTACAAAGGCAGTTGCTCCTAAGAAACCTTGGTATAAGAGGTTCTGGGGTTGGATCACAAAGCCTTTCAGAGTGTTGGCCGGTGAAGAATAAGTAATAACAGCCAATACAGGGGAGGCTGAGATTCGGTGATATCGCCGAACCCCTGTGCCATAAAAATAAAAGTTAAATGTTAGTTGAGCGTTATATGCTGGCACTGATATCAAACAGCGAGGATCGTTCCCTCGTATAACGCCTGGTCCGTCGCATATGATTCCTAGTGCGCAGGGCTCTAACCCCTGAGGATCCGGAGATGAACCGGACGGGCCCACCAATACATAATTTGCAATACGATGACTATTAAATTTAAGAAGATTACAGAAGAGGCTAAGATGCCTTATCGCACTGACGATAGCGGTGCTGGATATAATTTAGCTGTCGCTGGGATAACAACAGAGATTAACCAGCGTGGACAGGTGGTTATAGTATATCACTCTGGCGTCGGTATTGAAGTGCCTGAGGGATTTGAAGCTACAATAAGACCTACAGGATCAATCTCAAACAAGACTCTACGCATGTGTGATGCTCCGAGTGTTGTGAAGAGCTATGAGGAGATTGTGGGCAAGTTTATAGTCACAACGGACGTTATCCCTTCAGTATATGAGAAGGGTGAAGTATTTGCTCAGCTCGTAATAAGCGAGAAAGAGGATATTGATTTTGAAGAGGTACAAAGCGCAGCTACGGGATCTCAGAGTCTTCCGGAAAATGAAGGCCAGCCTACAAACTCTGAGACCGAAACAGGAGCAAGCGGCGGGGAACAAAACATCCCTGAGGAGGTGCAATAATAACGTTATAAAGACCTCATTTGCCGGCGTACATAATATGGCAATGGCTATGACGGAGAGCGGACCCTTAGGGGCCCGCTCAAGCCGTATATATAAATTTACGTAAATTTAATAATCAAAATGGGAAATTGTTGCAATAAAATAGAACACTACGTAGTAAAGCCAAACACTCCTGTATACGATTGGCCCTACGAGTATAGTACAGGTAGCAACTCTAAGAGCAATTGTTGCTGTAATTCTGAGGCTATGATGGTCACTATAGCTAATCTACAGAGTACATTAGCATCTTTGCAGGATACAATAATAAAATCTTCTGCTTCTAGTGTTACTCCTGAGTAGATCAAAAATGCTGTTTCTAGCTATCTGAACGCTACAGAGAATGCTACTGCTCTCAAGCAGTTAATTGACAATGAGATCAAAGATAACCTTGGTATATCGAGTTCTAGTGATATTACAGAGCTCAAGAGCCAGGTGCAGGAAATTCTCAATAGTATAACTGAGCTTCAGCCGGTTATCAACAACATCTCGAATATTAACGTAGAAGAGCTTTCACAGTACGGAGATTCGATTACTGAGATCAATGCAGATCTGTCGTCACTTGAAGCTCGTATTGCTGCTCTGGAAACTTCAGTAGGCAACTTTACGAACAACCTTAACGATACCATTGCTTCGGCTGTTGAAACTAAGCTACAAAACTCAGATACGTTGAACTCTAAGATTACAGAAGCTGTCAATAACAATACTACAATTGCTCAAATGAATAGAGATCTTACTAATCACATCAACGATGAAAGTAAGCATTTCAAGTCAGGGGACGTGCATGTAACACAAGCGGATGTAACACGTTGGAACAATGCATCGTCTACTGGCGGTCATAATATTGAAGTAGAAGGCACTGTACTTAGTATAAACAAAAAACAGAACCCTACTGTATAAAAAGGGATTGCGTCGGATGGTCTCATCTCGGTTCGACTCCGAGCGACGCACAAACAGACCAACTGTATAACTGGAAACTAACTAACTTTATTTACTAACAAACATTTATTTTATGGAAAGTTCTAAAATTATGATGTTCCCTGAGATGGGGAGTAATAACATCGATCCAAACCTGCTGTTGGCTCTTAATAACAATGGCGGCTTTGGCGGTAACAATTGGATGTGGATTTTGTTCATTTGGCTGATTTGGGGTGCCAATGGCTGGGGCAATAATGGTTTTGGGGGAGGTAACAATGGTTTCCTTTCTAATCAGATTGCCAACGATTCTGGTCGTGAGCTCCTGATGAATGCTATACAGGGCAACGGTACTGCTATTCAGAACCTTGCTAATCTTCTGAACACAGAAGTTAACACTGTACAGAACGGCATATTCACACTGAACAACGCTATTACTTCCGTAGGTACTCAGGTGGGCATGAGCGGATTGCAGATTTAGAACGCCATACAGAGCGGTAATGCATCTATCGCTAGCCAGATCTGTCAGTGCTGCTGTGAGAATCGTTTGGCTATTGCCAATCAAACGAATGCTCTGCAGTCTCAGATGGCAGCTAACCAAGCTGCAGACCAGCTTGCCGTATGTCAGCAGACTAATGCGCTGAGTACACAGGCTGAGCGCAATACACGCGACATTGTAGATGCTATTCAGACTCAGAGTGTAATGATCAACGATAAGTTCTGTGACCTTGAAAAGAGAGAACTCCAGAACAAGATCAGCTCTCTGACAGCCGACAATGCTCTGTTACGTTCTAATGCAAACAACGCTGCTCAGACCGCATTCATTAACGAGAAGTTTAATAATGTTGCGACCGAACTCGCTTCAATAAAAGCAGCACAACCTAATACAGTTCCTGTACAGTGGCCACAGCTTACTGCAGTAAATACTACTCCGTATGTCAGTGGAGGATTCTATGGAGGCTGGAATGGCTTTGGTAATGGTTTCTGGGGTAATAATATTTCATTTTAAGTAAGACGACTATGGGGTGCTTTAACGTAACTACAAACGTAAATGGAGTTCCATACTTAAGCACAACCAACGTAACTGTGACGGATACGGCAGTAGACTTTGCTTTAGGTTTCCGTCGTATACAGCCAGTAGGCTATTTCACAGTTCGTATACAGGATGCTATCCCTGAGGGTACTACAGGTACACTGCCTGTGACAATTACCTTGAACGGTACATCCCGTGCTCTTACATTCTTTAATGGAACCCCTGTAACCGCTGCCGATCTTACAGGTACCGGTATTATTACAGTGTTTAACGATCGCTTTAATGGTATATTGCAGATTACTTCTGCAGTAGCCGCTTAACATTAACATTTAAACTTATTGATTATGGTAGTTATTGAAATGCGCGATGAGGCGTATGATATAGCTTTCGACCTGCTCGACGAAGCCAAGCATAGTGCTAAGAAGACTAAGATGACGCTTTGTGAGCTTGAGGATGCTATGTACGATTGCCTTGAAGCATCAAAAGATGAAGAAGAGTACGAAGACCCTGAAATGGGTTTCCGTAATCGTAAAGATTATCGCCATGACGAACATTATGGCGTGAGTGATGATGAGGACGATATGGATATGCGCATGCGTTCAAGTATGAGACGTGGACGTAGACGCGCTAGTATGCGTCGTAGTCGTTTAGGACGATTTGTATGATACAGTATATGTGGGGGCCTCGTTGCCCCCACCTGTACTAAATATAGACAACTATGTTTTAGACATTAAGGAAAGGCTCTACAGTATACGTATTAGACCGTACTAAAGAGCCAGAAGTAAAAATAGGTTATGTCGACAACGTATCAATACCTCGTCCTATGTATCCAACGTATAACCCTGCTGCTAGTCTTGGGACTAACATGCAGATGGTTGTTGATCTAACGCTACGAATAGACGACGAGAATAAAGAGTTCTGTGTACCTAGTAATCTATCGTTACATACTTATGGTGACTATACTCTCAGTGAAAACAAGGAGGCTATGATATCAGAAGTAGATTCCCTGTTAAAGTCTAGCAAAGACGTATTAGAGAGTGTAGATAAGCATAAAGCTGCTATATCAGCTTATGAGAAGATCTTAAAAGATCTGAACCCGGTATATGCCAGAGAGCAAGAAAGGGACGAAGCTATAAGCACATTAACGTAGTAGGTAGACAGTATATAGAATGCGTTGACTCGACTCGAAATATTATTAACGAGACATGAGAACAACTAAACATTTTCGTAAGTATCAAAGACTGTACGGTCCCCATTTCACAAAGGAGTTGTGTGAATATGTCGTATCATAGATGTATGACGATAAAGGTCCCATAACGCCTATAACTAAACAAGAGTTAGAAGACAAATTAAAAGCACAAAAGATAACCCTGGAGTATGATAAGTTTTACGATGCTGTATATGTAGCTAATATGTGTAAAGCTGATTACCTAGGTAGTGCTGTGCCTAATAACGATTACAGTCTGTGTATGTACGTTAAGAAGACAATAGACGACCCTGATGGGTATGATGGCCAACCATTCAACAGGTGGCTCTCAGACGTAGAAGGAATGCATGTCGTCATCGATTGGTCTGAATTCGTATGATAGCACAATACATACAATTAGGGGATCGAGGATGGAATGTATTGGTATACTATAATGTACAGCCCGAAGACTTTGTTGAAGTGGCAGATTCTTTATAGCAGCTAAACTGTTCGAAAGAGGACATGAAAGCAGCTTTAAGAACACTACGTAAGAAGAACACCGGGTTTACATTTAGTAACGATGAGTATAAGATGAGTATAGTATGTATAGGTAGTGCTAGCGATATAGGGTAGTTTGTCAATACTACTATCCATGAAGCTAAGCATGTACAATCACATGTATGCTCATATTATAATATACCTGAAGATAGTGAAACAGCAGCATATCTAATCGGGCATCTAGTACACAGAATGTATAAAATGTTGGAAAAGATAATTCGGTTATACTTATAATGTTTGACATAATAGGCGGTAAGATATCTCTCAACACATAGGATCTTGCTGTACCTCCATTTAGGAATCACTACAATGGGGCTAAAGACAAGAGTAAGGCGTTGAAGGAGATTGAATACGTAGTATGGCTTAATAAGTGGAATACCCCTTATGAAGCATACCCCTTGGAGACAAGGGCTTAGGTTGTAGCTAAGGACGTATTTGGAGATGAGAAATATATACCCACAGAAGAAGTAAAGACCCTACAAAAACGATTTATTGAGTTTCAAGAGACTCCTGGCACAAGGTTATTGACAGCATCAACTACTGCTGCCGAAGGGCTTATAACAGCCCTACACGACTATTCTACTGGAGCTATGGATATAGATACAGCTATAAAAGTAACACGCATATTGAAGGACGTTGGAAATATAGTCAAGTCCTTGGATATAGCGATGAAACAAGCAAAAGCTGAATAGGTCGATGCCGGAAGGGTTAAAGGTGGAGGTATTATTGGAAGATACGAAATACCAAGATAATCTTATGAAGAAATATAAATTACAAGATCTCGTATCCAATGGATCTCACAGCAGACTCAAAGTAGATTCAGATTTGCTTGTCGGGGATATTAAGAATGGCTATGGGTACGGAGATGTATTAGATGCAAATGCTACGCAGCAAGTAGCTAGTAACATTGCAGAAAATAAAGTAAATACTGCCAAAGAGGAGCTTTTGGAGATCATTCGCCAGATTGAAGGCGGGACTAGTGCAGACTATTCAGCAGTCTTAGAACAGCTTAACGCCCTTCAATAGAAGAATGCTGAGCAGGATTCTCAAGATGAAGAACTTGCTCAACAGATTACTAATCTGGTCGAACTGGTTCAGAAAGCACAACCTACTGTAGGTGGTAACAACGACAATTTAATCTTTTAACAATGAATACAAATTATAACAACGATGTAGCTGGTGCACTGAAGCTTATTACCGTCAATGGTAGTGTATATCAGCTTGGTAAGGATGCTAGCGCATCTGAGGGTGGTATTGTGAAGCTGTTCGGTGGTGCTGACGCTTTTGAGTCTTATAAGACTTCTACAGTTGGTACATACGACGCAAAGACTGTCTATGACGAGATTAAGTCTATCAATGACGCTCTTGGTGCTGCTGGTGAAGGTACTATCGCTGAGCAGATTGCTGCCGCTAAGTCTACTGTTGCTCTGGCTCAGGGCGAGTCTTACCTGACTCTGTCTTCTGCTGCCAACGCTGCAGACGGTCATGTTGAGTATACTATCAGTACTACTGGCATCGATAATGCCATTAGCTCTGCTATCGCCAGTGTTGTCAATGGCGCTCCCGAGAGTTTTGATACACTGAAGGAGATCGCCGACTGGATCACCGCTGATCAGACTGGTGCTGCTGCTATTATTGCTCAGGTGGCTAATAAGGCTGACAAGGTTGCTCCTGCTGCTGCAGGTAACTTCGCTGGTCTGGATGCCGAAGGTAACCTGATCGACTCTGGTTCTAAGGCTTCTGACTTCAAGACAATTCAGGCCGCTGTTGCAAGTCCTTCTGCTTCCGGCGATGCTGTTGCTTTCATTGACAGCATTTCGCAGAATGCTAACGGAGTAATTACCGCTACAAAGAAGAATGTGCAGGCTGCTTCTGCTACTCAGGCTGGCTTAATGAGCGCTGCTGATTACAACAAACTTGCTGCAATTTCTGCTAACGTAAGTAACGATACTCTTACTATCGTAACAGTTGCAGCGTAATTAATACGACGTGGGCCGACTTTAGCCGGCCCTGCGTCATTAAATATAGTATACTATGACAATTAATAAAATTAATGTAAACGGGCAAGAGTACGATATTGATGTACTTATAAATGGTTCATCTATATCTGAAGCCTTGGATAATACAGCAACTGTAGCGCTTGGTGGTTATCGTGGTAAAGTGTTCGTTGGTTCTACTTCTACAGCAGCTGCCACTGCTGCAAAAGTTGTGACGGTCAGCGATTCATTGTTCTCACTTGCTGCTGGCACAATGTTGCTGCTTACTGCATCTGCGACAAATACTGCTGCTAGTCCAACCTTCAATGTAAACAGCTCTGGTGCAAAGTCTATTAAATATGACGGTGCCGCCATTGCTGCTCCGAATCTCGATAAAGCTGGTGTTAAAGATGTACCTCAGCTTTATGTATACGACGGTTCATCTTGGGTATGGCTTGGCGGAGGTTCTGTAAGTGCATCAAGGCTTGACAATACTGCAAAGATTGGCGATACTAACAAACCTGTATATTTCACTGCAAATGGTGTACCTGCTGCGATTAGTTATACTATTGGCACAAGCGTTCCTACAAATGCTGTGTTTACTGACAAGAGTGTAACTTCTGCCGCAAACCACTATGCTCCTACTGCCGATAGTTCTTCCGAACTTACTGCCACATTGAACGGTACCGCTGGCGCATATGCACTAAACACAGAATATACTGTACTTACTGGTGTAAGTGCGCAGCGTGATGCTAAAGGACACGTTGTAGGACTCACGTATACTGCACAGAAGGTAAAGGATACAAATACTACGTATTCTGCCGGTACTGCAAGTCATCTTTCTGATAAGAATACTTCTAACCGCACGTGGTCTGGTAGCGTATTAGCAGATTATGTGGAAGGCAAGATTGATGCTGCCCTCACTTCTGTACTTAAATATAAGGGTACTGTTGGTACTGATGGCGATGTTACGGCACTTCCTGCTACGCACGAAGTAGGTGATGTATATGTAGTTAAGACTGCTGGTACATACGCAGGAGAAGCTGCAGAAGTAGGTGATTATATTATCTGCAAGACTGCTGGTACTGCTGCAAATGACAGTCATTGGGATGTAATCAATGGCGAGAATCAGGTAAGCAATAAGTCTGCTAGCCTTGCTGGTGCAGGTTCTTCTGCTACTATTGCTACAGTAGACGGTACAGACATTACCGTTACGACACCTTCTACTTGGACAGGTCTCAGTAAAACAGGTACTGTAACTTCTATCACTCCTGGTGGTGGTCTTATCAATGGTACTACAGGAACCTCAAAGAGCGCTATTACTGGTAGTGGTACAATTTCGCTTGAAGCAAGTGGTGTAACAGCTGGTACTAAGGGAGCTACTGCAAATGTAACAGGTACAGAAGGCACGACCATTAAAGTACCTAAGATTACAGTTGACGCATACGGACGTGTTACCGCGCTCGCAGAGTACACTCTTACAAATAAAAATACCACATATTCTGATGCTACTACTAGTGCTGCAGGTCTTATGTCTGCTGCAGATAAGACAAAACTTGACAACGTAACAATGAGTGTTTCGAACAATACATTGTTCTTAACTACTCAAGCAACAAATTAATGAATTATGCGCATCGAGAAAATTAACGTAAACGGGCAAGAATATCCTGTTGGTTATGATGTATTGACACTTCCTTCAGTGCCTACAACATCTACGTTTGACTATGGCGGCCACACGTTTGAGATTGGCGAAATTGTGCGCGTTGCAGATCAGTCTAGTAAGACCGGTTATGCCTTTTATAGACTACACGATTTGCGAAACAATCAAGCAATTTGGTCCGGTTTGGCTACTGGTACTGTAGATGACAGCGCAACTGTTGTCGTTACGATGAACTCGAACCAGAACGAGTCATTTACTTCTGGTTCCGCTACAATAAATTATGATGGGCAGGATCAACAAACTCTTATTGGCGATATCGTCAGGTTTACTGTCCCGACAAATAAAAACTATACCGTGACGTTCGGCGCCGTTTCTGGTTACTCGACTCCTACGCAGGTTACCGGAACTACCACGTCGTATGGTACGCATCCGCATACGGTGACGTATAACACGGAAGTTGTTACAGTTACTACTGCCTAGAGTGGAGTTACTCTCACTGTAAACGGTAATACGTATACAGAGCCAGTAAAGATTGCGTGGGGTGAATCCTATACAGTAACAGGCAGTGCTGTTGCTGGTTACAGCGTTAGTTCTGAAACTATTACTGCCAGTCAAGCTAGCCGTACTGTAACCGTTACGTACAATGAGCTTAGGAGCGGTATTTATGTAATGGATGCCAGTGGTAATGAAATCGATGCAGCTCAGGCTACTTCCAGTTGTATTGGCGTGGTAGTCAGAGATGCAGACAAAGGCGTCGCTTTCCTTATTCCTAAAGTAACTAGTGATGCTGATACTCCGATGTCTTGGGATAGCAATTATAGTTCTAACGGAGAGATATCTGGAATACTTACGACGACTAATAAAACTACAGCTGAGACTGATTATGCTGGCGTATCTAATACGGACAAGATTAGAGCCAAACAATCATCAACTAGTCAGGCTGCCGGTTACTGCTATAGTCAAATATTAACTATTGGCGGTGTAACCAAACACGGCTATCTCGGTTCTTGTGGCGAATGGTATCTTGCTTGGTAGAATAAGTCCGCTATCGATTCTGCTCTTAGTACTATTGGTAGCCAGGCTCTAGAGTCTGATTATTATTGGACAAGTACGTAGTACTCCGGCAACTACGCTTGGCTCTTGTGCTGGGACTCGTCTGAGAACGTCACCCGCTACACTAAGCGCAACGACAACTACGTAAGGCCATTTTATGATTTACGATAAAATGCTTCGCATTTTAGTAAATCATAAAAGAATGATCTAACAAACTAATAGTTATAATATGCACCTTGATTATTTTAAGATATGGTAAGAACTACCGGATTAAAAACAGAATACACGCCTATCAAAAAGATTGGTGATAACGTATACAAAGTAAGCTGGGATTACGAAGATGTAATAGAGCCGGTATATGCCGACCTTACTGAAGAAGAACGGCGAAAGGTGGACAATGGCGAATTTGTTGAGCGTACAAAGATTGGTGAGCAAGATACAGATTACTGTTCGTATATGTATGAATATATCTACTTTAAGCCGACCATTGAGTACCTCAAATCGATGATTCTTGATTGGTACAACAAGCAGATAGATCAGAAAATACTTTCTGGTTTTACTTGGAATGATATGCCCATATGGTTATCTACAGAAAATCAGTTTAACTATAAGGCCGCATATGACATTGCTGTGCAGACACAAGGACAGTCGCTTCCTGTGACGTTTAAATTCGGCACCACTAACGAGCCTGTATATCATCAGTTCCAGTCAGTAGAAGAGTTTTCCCAGTTCTATCTCGCTGCAATGAGCTACATTAATACTACTCTTGCTGAAGGTTGGGTTAAAAAGGATTCTATCGACTGGGCTTTATACGAAATCCAATGACGAAGAGTATCTTGAGTATTATGATCGCGCCGAACAGATTCGTACTGAAATAAGACAAATACTCAGCTAAACAAACGAATGTCATTCTAAACTGTAGACTTTAAATTGAACTATGGACAACATTATTTCACAAATCAAGATTGGCAACACTTTGTATAATATCAAAGACGAGTCCGCCATTAGCTCAAGCGATGTAACAACTGCGATTAATGGTGCACTCGAACAGGCTGAGGTAGCATACAAATCTGTCAAATACAACACAACACACATAACTGGCAACGGCGCTTTGACAATCCCTGGCACAGAGCCTGTATATGTCATTACCGTAAGCGGTAACGTAAGTTCTGTGACACTGCAAAACAATCCTACGTATGGTCACAGCTGTCACGCAATATTTAAATCAGCAGATAGTTCTTCATACACAGTGTTTATAGGGAACGATAATACAGATCGTATATGCCCTACTACAGCTGGTGTATCTCTCACAGTACCTGCTTCTGGACAAGGTTACGCAGAAGTAGACTTTATTAACGCTGGAGATACGAATACGGGGAACGAAATTTATGTAAGAGGATTATAATATGAAAACATACATTAAGAAAAGTCATAAAGGGTACTATATTGATTTCCCCGAAGAGATTGATGCTGAGTACTGGGCTGGCATGATCGGTGAAACGCTTGAGGATTTCTACGATGGTAAGTGGGTACTCCTGTCAGATGAGCAGGTAGCATTCCATGAAGCTAATCCTAGAGCTTCTCTGAAAGAAGTGTGGGATATGCAGATTACCCCTGCTCCCGAGCGTACTATCGAACAGGCTAAGCGTGAGAAGATTGCTGCTATTACTGAATACGACAATAGCGCCAATGTAAACTCATTTAACGTAACAACTGAAACAGGTGAGATTAGCTATTGGTTCACTGCAGCAGAGCGTAGTAACTATAGAAGTTCTATTGATGCTGCTGAGCTGATTGGTCTTGAGAACCTCTCATTCTATGTAGGGGAACAGGCTATCACACTGCCTACTGCTACTGCTAAGCTTATGCTTGCACAGATTCAGTTATATGCAGATCAATGTTATATGGTCACTAAGCAGCATAAGGCTGCTGTTGAGGCTTTAGATACTATTGAAGGGGTTGATAACTTTGATATTACTTCTGGTTATCCTGAGAAACTCCAACTTAGCTTAATTTAATTTATTTAAAGAGAAATAAGAATGGATAATTTTAGAAGGAGGATAGAAAAGGAAAGTACACCAACAATTGTATCGAGAGAACTTTACTTTACTAGTATTACTGTACAAAGTAACAACCTACAATCGTAGTCTGGCATTGTATAGAAAGGTACTGATAGTAACACTTGGTTTTGTCCAGTTGTTGGTGCGGTTGAAGTCATTGCAGAATACGACATAGTAAATAAACTAAGTAATGGAAATGAAGTTGTAGTTAAACACGGTTAGTAGAATATAATACTGAAGGTAAGAAATAACGCTAAAATTGTCAAAACTAACGGCGACAATGATGTTTTAATTACTAATGCAAGAATTTAGGCTACGTCATCTGGTCACTTTTATGACCTAGATTATGAATTGTCTGGGAGCATATATTTTTATATGATTGATCATAGCGGGGGCAGTTTATAGACTAGTGTGGTACACTTTGATGCTCCCGATACAAGTGGTAACAATCCTGACGTTATTTAGTGGGATCTTACATTTCATGCCGGCTATAATAATCGATATACCGTTGATGATCTTGGGTATTATAATCAAATTTCTGGAATAGTAGGTAGTTGTACACTTACAAGATTGTCGAATACTTAGATAAAATTCGATTTTAATCCTGTCTGATTTCTAAATAAACTCCGTAGACAGCGTATAGCATATCACTATCTTAAATAATATTCTTGTAAACAATATATAATGGTAGACTTTAATAAGAAGATATACAATACTTCAAAATTCAACGTAGCAGCACGTTTCTTTAAAGAGCATGGCTGCTATACTCTAGCCCCAAGAGGCACTACAGACTATAATAACTATTGGGACAGAGAAACAGAGAGGTGCCTCAATGGTTATGTAGCTGATGATGGGGACTATATTACAGGCTACCATTATTTCTATTTGAACTACAGCCCCATCATCAAACGTGTAGATACAACATACACAGATAGGCTTGGGAATACACGTATACGAAGAGAACGTATATTTGACTTTCCAGCCGCATGGGATGGAGATTTCTATTTCTTCAATGCAGTAGAAGAAGCTGAATAGCAAGGTAAGCATTTAGCTGTACTAAAAGCTCGTAAGAAGGGCTTTAGCTTTAAAGCTTCTTCTATGCTTGTAAGAAACTATACATTAATAGAAAAGTCTAAGAACTTTGCAATAGCTTCAGAACAGAAGTTCTTAGTTGGGGACGGGCTCCTTACGAAAGCGTGGGAGATTATGGACTTCATAGACAAGAATACAGATTGGTCTAAACGAAGACTTACATCCACTCGTATGGAGCGTGTATCCGGCTTTAAAGTAAAAGACGAGTTTGGTAAGGAGACAGAGCAAGGCTATATGTCAACCATACAAGGCATTACTTTGAAGAATGATCCAGAGCGTCTCCGTGGTACTCGTGGCAAGCTGATGATATTTGAGGAGGGAGGTAAGTTCCCCAACCTAGAAACAGCTTGGCGAGTAGCACAACCATCTATGGAAGATGACGATGGACAAGCGTTCGGCCTTATGCTCGTAATGGGTACTGGAGGTACTGAAGGCGGTTCGTTTGATGGTCTTAAGTAGATGTTCTACAATCCAAAAGCATTCAACATATTAGCGTTCCCTAATATATGGGACGATAATGCTGAGAATACTCTATGCAGTTACTTCTCTCCTATGTACCTCAATATGGAGGGATACGATAAGGATGGTAACTACAAGTTTATGGATAAGGATGGCAATAGTTTAAAAGAGAAAGCTATTGAGAATCTTATCGAACAAAGAAATCAAGTAAAAGACGGTGGGGCTACTCAATAGTCAATAGACCGTTTTATATCAGAAAGACCAATAAAACCATAGGAAGCTTGTTTGGAATTGGGTAAGAATATATTCCCTAGAAAGCTTCTAATGGATTAGCTTACCAGAATACGTACTAATACTAAGCTTAAGAATATGAAACATATCGTAGACTTAGCTTGGGATGGTAACGGTATGGTGAAAGCAACAGAAAAGAAATCCGGAGACATAACAACTTATCATTTGAAGAAAGATGACAAACCAGAAGGATCTGTAGTCATCTGGGAGTACCCAATCAATGATCCCCCATTTGGATTATACATTGCAGGCTGCGACCCGTATGATCACGACGAGTCATTCACTAACTCCTTAGGATCGACGTTTATATTTAAACGCGTTAGAGCAGGAGAAGCATGGAATGACGTAATTGTAGCTGAATATTCAGGACGACCAGATACTGCAGAAGAATATTATGAGAACGTAAGAAAGTTACTTGTGTTCTATAACGCAAGGCTCTTGTTTGAGAATGAACGTAAGGGTATCTACCCTTACTTCACGAACAAGCATTGCGATTACTTACTTGCGGATCAGCCGGATAAAATCATTACGGAAGTCTTCAAAGACAGTAAAGTGCAGCGCCGTAAAGGCTGTCACATGACGAAGTAGATTAGGGCGTACGGAGAAGGATTAATCCTTGAATGGCTTATGGATGAGTATGAGCCAGGACACCCTAATATAGAAAGAATATACAGCGAGCCACTCCTGGAAGAGCTAATAGAGAATGACGGTGTAAAAAACGTAGACCGTCTGATAGCTCTATGTATGGTTATGATATACAGAGAAGAACTATATTAGGTTAAAGTGGCAGCTGCAAAAGAACAAAACAAACAGGTTGAACTCTTCGAGATACCTCTGTTCAGTTAGAGATACTGGGACGCAGAGGAGTCACAAGATGATATACCTCTATTTAGTTTTTAAACATGGTTAGAGTAGAAGACAATTTATACAATTCAAGCTTCCCTCAACAGAAGTTGCCATTGAAGAAGAAGACTGAAGAATGGCAGCATGGTTGTGTAGACTATATTATAGGTGAGGGTAACGTTGTGTCTGGTGGTATGTCCAAGACACGATTCGGAGAGATACAAACCTACTACAACCTTTATAATTCAATATTCGATGAGAAAGACTTTAAACGTATTACGAACCCGTTTAAAGTTGAAGATGGGTTCCCTGCTACACCGCAAGACTTTAATATAATCAGGCCTAAGGTGGACCTCCTTATAGGTGAAGAGACAAAGAGGCCAATGAACTTTCGTGTAGTCAGAACATCCCAAGAAGCAGCCTCAGAGCTTATGGATCAAGAGAAAGAGATGCTGATACAATATATGATGTCAGCTATAATGTCCAAGATGAGCGAAGAAGAAGCTGTATAGTTTTAGCAATAGCTACAGTCGGGTGAGATAATGCCACCAGAAGCTATAGCTAAATATATGTCAAAGGATTATAAAGACGTTGTAGAGAATACCGCATACCATACTCTTGTATACTTAAGAGAAAAGCTTAACTTAGACAATGAGTTTATTAAGGGTTGGAAAGACGCTCTTATAGCAGGCACAGAGATCTACTATGTAGGTGTACTTAATGACGAGCCTTACTTAGAGAGAGTAAACCCAATGTTCTTTGCTTACGATCAGTCACCAGATTTGGAGTTTATAGAAGACGCTTCGTGGTGCTGTAGACGCATGAGAATGCCCGTAGCAGAGATATATGATAGATATTACGACAAGCTGTCTGAGAAGGACTTAAATAAGCTTAACGAGATGCTTACAGGGAGACCTTCTAATGATATGGGCGATAAAGACCCTGTGGACAACTTCGGAGGTATTAAGATGCATATCTATGACAATCCTCTGTTCGACCAGAAGAGTAGGCATAGTATAAACGTATGGCACTGCTGCTGGAAGTCTTTCAAGAAGATCTATTATGTTACTTACTTAGATGAAACTGGTACAACTCAAGTATAGATTGCAGATGAATCATATAAGAAGACTGGTGCAGAGATTGATGTAACACCAGACTGGATTGTAGAGGTGTGGGAAGGCTATAGAGCTGGTTCTGATCTATACTTTGGTATACAGCCATTAGAGTATCAGCATGTATCTATAGACAATCCTAATAGCCAGAAGCTGCCTTATACAGGTGCTATATACAGTAATACTAACAGTAAACCTAGGAGCTTAGTAAGTATCCTTAAACCTTTGCAGTATATGTATATCGTGCTATGGTATAGACTTGAATTAGCTATAGCTAGAGATAAGGGAAAGGTAGTCAATATGGATATTACTTAGATCCCAAAGTCTATGAACATAACTCCAGATCGTTGGATGCATTACTTATCTAGTGTAGGTGTAAACTTTATTAACCCGTATGAGTGTCTAGCATTTGGAACAAAGGTTATTATGTCAGACGGAACGATTAAGAATATCGAAAACATTAAAGTTGGAGATTCTGTAATGGGTCCTGATGGTAAGCCTAGAAAGGTTCTCGATAGACACGTTGGTATAGATAATATGTATCGCCTTAAAGCTGGAAGCGGTTGTGAAGATCAGGTTGTAAATAGTAGACATCTTATACGATATCAGGAAAAGAATCACTCTAAGCACACTACAATTGAAAAACTTGCCAATCCTATTGAAATCTTAAAAGAGGATCAAGAAAAGTCTTATGTAAAATAGAATAGATACTTGGAACGTGCAGATGAAATAAACATACATCATCCGAATTCCAATCTACTCCTTGATCCATATTTGCTTGGTTTGTGGCTAGGTGACGGATCTACTAATAAATCTGAGTTTACCAGTGAAGATGTAGAAATAATTTCATATCTTACAGAATGGGCACAGTAGCACGGAATGCGTACTACTATAAGTCCATGCGGGTACAAGGGAAACAACGCGTTACATATAGATGTAGTAAGCAATGGCCGCAAGAATATGCTTAAAGAGTGCTTACGCGCATATGAT